TCACAGGCGCAACTGCGATCGGATATGGCTGTCGGTCAAGCCATGGGCCCGGTACAGGCGGGCATTGACCGCGCAAAGGAAGATGCCATAGCCGAAGAGACTGCCAGCACTCTTCAGAACGCAAAGCAAATCGGCGAAGGGATGATCGTCCTCAACGCCATTTGGAACCAAACGAAACTCATCGCCACGGAAAGCGCCGACGCCACACTCATGGCGCTCGGTTCATTGAATCAGATGCCGGAGATGGCGGCTGCCGCTGTTGCCAACCCAGTCGAAACTGCTGTCGGCAGCACTTTAGGCGTGAGCGCTGGGCCGCTACTGCAAGCCATTGGCAGCACACTTGAAGCCATGTTCGCAAAGGTAAAGGGAGACTAATGGGAGCGCTCAAGATCGTTAAACACGCCAGTGGCCCACAGTACAAGGTGCAAAGCCCCGGACAACCGTTCACCATGACGGAGCATTACGTTGTTTCGTGGGTGCCAGTCAACGAGGCGGACGTTCAATCTTGCCCAGAAGATATTGCAATCATCGTCGCCGCGTCAGAGACTGGCGCGGGTGGGCTGTTCATCCCGAAGGTTCAAGCGCGGTACATCGGTTGCGACGCTAACGCATCATTCCTCGTTTGTGAATCGGTTGACTGGCGCTGTATGCCCGGCGCGCTGAAGACTTGGATGGTTACTGCGAACTGGTCGAGCCTGATGGAGTTTGTCTACAACGCAGAAGCCTTGCCGGAGCCATGGACGCGCATCACGCGCACGAGTTCCATGCGGCAGATGCCAATTTGGCGAGTAGACGCAGCGATTCCAGAGGAGCCATATACGTTCCCGCCAACCGCAGCCGGTGGAGACATCGGCGGCACGAAAGTGGACGTACAAGGACAACCCGCGAATCGGTTCGTACAGCAGATGCAGATCATCTGCGAGTTCCATTACGACCGTACGTTCACGCTTGGGCCCGATGAGGAGATCGCACCGGAGCCGGGCCCGTACTTCAGCGGCTGGCTCGGTACGCGCAACTCGGAAACATTCCTCGGCTACGAACCGGGACAGATCCTCTGCAATGGGATCAGCATCTCGCCAGTGAACGATCAGATCTACATCATGCAGTTTAAGTTCCTCTTTGACTGGATGTCGTTCTTTGAGCAGCGCCCAGCGCCAAACACTGGCGGCGCGTCGTTCCTTGCTGCTGCGGCGTCCACCTTCCTTGGCGTCCCGTACAACCAGGCGTCCAAGATCGCTTGGTACCAACCGTACCCAGATCGTGAAGATCTCAAACTCATGTTCCCGGCGGCTGTGTACGACGCGTTCCTGACCGCATTGCCAGCCGTCAACACGTGCGCCACACCGGGACGCAGTCTCGCCGATCGTCAATTCGATTTCCCTGCTTCATGAGTAACCAGCGTCCAATCTTCAACAGCGGTCTGTACGGGAAAGCCAACCGTACAGTCATGAACGCTTTCATGGATTCAGCAGACGCGCTGGCAGCGAATCAGCCCGCGATCGACTACGCCTACCGCGCATCGATGCCGGAAGCGTTTGCCACGCGCACGTTCCTTGCGCGCATCCAAACCGCGACCGTGATTACCGCTGGCTGTAGGTGGTCGTATGCAGGGACGGAAGCCGTATTGCTGTCTGCATCGCCTTGGCATGAGAACGTGACGGGCACTCAGTACGACTTCACGGGCGCGATCAACCTCCGCGAGTTGTTTAACACCAGTTCCACGGACATTGATGGGATGGACATCTCAAGCCCAGCGTCTACGGTGGGCCCGGTCGGCTCGTACTACTCGTCCGGATGGGTCACTACCAGCCTTGAAGCGTTAGTCATCATGACCGTGAGTTACACGAAGACGGGCGCAGCCTCGTATTACTTCGATCGACCTAATCCAATCAGGTGCACCTAATGGCAAACCTCACGCTTGTCACTCCAATTCCGCCGCAGACCGTCGTACCCGGCGAAGTCTTCGCCCTATCGATGCACGTTCACGATGACGGTGCGAACTTCCACTGGACGAACGCAGGATTCACTCCCAAGGGCTACATCACCGTGGGCACGGTCAAACTAGATGGAACTGGTTCTGTAGTCAACGCTGGCGGCGGCACAGCCACCATCGCGTGGACTGCCGCGGCTGTCACAGGCACTACTGCGCTACCCGCCAACTCGTGGGGCACCATCGTGCTCTACGCCGACCCGACATCCGGCAGCGAGAACCGACACATCGCGACCATCTTCGCACGCATAACAGCAGAAAGCATTCCGTAACCATGTTCACCTCAATGATGCGTAAGGCGCTGCTTTCAGGTCTTCCGGTTGGTTTGTACGGGAGTTCTCGCGCATTTAACTTTATACGAGAGACAGCCACCAAAGGGCTAGACATTGCAATCGTGGGCGACAGTAACACGGGGTACAACGCTCCGAACGATGGCGGTTACGTTCAAGGCATCTCGTATGGTTTGGATGTCGCATTCCCTACAAGCGCCTACGCGACTGCTACGTTTCCGCTAATGAACGAAGGAAACGCAGCGGGATATAAATGCTCTATGTCTTCAGCGGCATTACCAGCAGGTGGATATGTCTCCGGCAAGACGAACGGCCCTGCTGCCATCACTAGTTTCTTCGATAGAGGCAGCGGCAGTTGGAGCGATATGGGAGGCGCAAGCGCCGGAACTTACATTGATTACCCATGGATGGCATCAGGGAATCAAACCGAGAGTATTAATCGCGGAATGTCAATAGACGCAGATCACCCAATCGGCGTAAACAACGCGCTTCGATACAGAGTCCTGCGAAGTCAGACAACAACGGGCGGCAGTTTCTATATGCGCGTTCGTTTGAATGGTGGCGCGTACACAGCCATTGCAACATCATCTTCGATATCTTGCAGTGGCGCGACTAATCTTGTTGCATCAGAACTAGCAGTAAGTGCCGGAACTCGTAACTTGTCTCTTGCTTCATTTTGGAGCATTCAAAAGGAAGTGGGTCTATATACCGTCGGCCCGTGGGGCGGTTTGTTGCAATCGATGTACCGCCCAACAGTTGGTTGGGCAGTAGACGCTATGTACTTCTTCGGCGGGGCAACCATCACGGCTATAGATACAGACTTCGCCGCTGCAAACACTGCTGGCTATCTCACCGCCACCATGCTTGCCGAGTATTACAGTCGACAAATTGCCGCTGGTGGTGATGGTCGAATCGTTGTTTGGATTCAAGCAGGCGCCAATCAAAGCGACTGGACATCGAGTCCAAGCACATGGCCAGCAAAGTGGGAATCCATTATGAATTACGTCCGCACAGCCGCCACATACGCCGCCATACCGTCGGAGAAGTTGGCATTCGTTGCGATGTGTACCCATGACATCACGGGTTATGACTTTGCTTCTAGGCGAGCCGCGCTCATCGCATTGACTACTGCAAACCCTGATCTAACGGTAGTCAACATTCCGGAAATCATTCCGTTTGCATCGTATTCCGCGTACGCATCGGGCGCGCATTTGAACCAGACTGGATACCGAACCATTGGCAACGCCATCATTCAAAGATTTATTGCTTGATCTATTTCGCCGTCATCGTCGCTTGCCTATTGACCGGGTGCTCTAGCAACACCGCGATGATCTCACAGGCGGCCACGTCGAGCGCGGCAAGTGCTGCGCTGGCGCGTGGATACTTACTCAGAGCAACCGCGGAGTTAGAAAACATTCAGGCTCAGGCCAACGCAGTACATGAAAGCATCCCGTACGTAAGCGACGATCAGAGCCCGTGGTTCGAGAGCGTGAAATGGGCTAGTGCTGGAGCGATCGCCGTTGTAGTCGGAACACTTATCTACAGATTTGCACCTAGGAAATAGACATGCAATTCACACCAACTCAATACGCGATTTACATGTTGGCGCTGCTAGTGGTTACGTTTATTAGCGGTTGCTCAGTCGGATCTACCTACCGAAAGTTGCGGCCCATTGCGGCCAAGAAAGGCAAAAAATGATTTCATTAGCCAGCATCGAAAGCCTCCTAGGTTCGATCTTCTTCGCTTGCAGTCTGGCTCTTGCAGGAACCATCCTCGGTTTTTGGTGGTGCAGGACTAAGGGCGGCAAATGAGCCGACGTCGCTGTTGTGGAACTACGGAGGAACACCCTCCCATAGTTGGATGCACGGCTAAGCCGTCGGGCTTTGACACACGCGAGTATCGTCTGAACTTGCCCGAACTTCGTCCACTGGTTCTTGGTCGAGTCATTCCCGGCAATCCGGTGGACATCAAGGATCAAGGGATCTTTGCGGGTAACGCCAGCCATCCCGGGTGGTCTATCTCGTATTGCGATTACCACACCGACCCGTACTTCTATTACGAGAAGCAGCAGTCAAGCATTGGCTGCAACAGCAGCAGCAACTTTTGGCACTACGTTGAAGGGCCAGCGACGCAGTACATGAACTCGTTTGGCATGATCTTTGACGGTGCCGATCTTGTGGCTACAGGTTTCGGGCCGCACACCATGACTAAGAACTTTGGCACAACTACCAGCGCGCCGAACGCGTCTTGGTCGTTGCGCGTGTACATGGAGCGGTGTCGATTCAACGGGTGCAGTGCAATTCCCTACGAGAATCGCACCAATTTGCAGTTGCTGTTCAAGACGCGAACGCGTTTCCAAGTGCGGCGATGCGAACCGGGAGGGCCAATTGACAATCTATTCCTCAATACTGAATGGGAAGCCTCGTACTGGACGGACGCTTGGACATCGAGCGACGGCATTGGCGAGACGTTTTACTTGAAGCGTTTTACGCACGTTTCACCGGGTTACTTTCCATGCGACCTAGCAGAAGGAAATTGGGAGACATCAATATGCAGCCAAAGTTACGAAAAAGGAACCCTTTCGAGTTACCCGATCAACATAGTCCCGATGGAGATAACGATGGATCGGCTCTCTTAGGCGACATGGTTGCCCGCGCCACAAAGGCTGTAGGCATAAAGCCTTGCGCGCCGTGCGCCCAGCGTCAAGCAGCCCTGAACAGGGCTACGCCGGGCTGGGTAGGAAAGATCCTCAGTTGGTTTAGAAGGTAAGTCGGCGTAGGCTTCGGGCATGAGAACCCGGGCGGCAATAGAACGCATGGATCGCCAGCGCGGCGAATGGTGGCTATGCCGCAAGGATTCTGACCCGCGGGGCAAGTGGACAATCTCTTGCGACCCGGGCCCGCAGTGGGACTGGCGGGTGAAAGTGGGCTTTAGTTATGAGCGCGCCGTACGTAGGTTACTGGTGGCTCAGGACGCGGAAAGATTGGCTACCAAAGTTGCGGAAAGAGTCAAGCAAATATCCCAACTTGCCGATAAGATCCAACTAAAGCGCACTTGAGAGGTGTACGTCCGGTAGGTATATGGCGGTAACTGAATTTAACGTAACAGCCAATTAGATATCGGCACTTCTCTACGTGCGTTCTCTTGAGAGGAACGCAAGATGGAACTTTTCTACGTAGTAATCGGTTGTTTTGCTGCTGGTGTGCTGATGCTGATGCTGCTTGACCCGTCGCACGAATCGTGCAAGCCGGAGATCAAGCGATGAACGAAATCACCGCCACGGAAGGCATCAACCCGGGCGCTATTGTCAAGCGCAACGAGGAAGTGTGCAGGATTGTCGGGCCCATCGTCCGCGCCAAGTACACGCAAGTCATCCAAGGACGCAACTACCTCACCGTGCAGGGCGCACAGGCGATCGCCTCATCGCTCGGCTACACAAGTGGCACTGCCAGCGTTCGCCACGTTGACCCGACGGACAGCGTGGCTGGATACTGGGAAGCGACTTGCACGGTGATGTTAAATGGCGTTGTTGTGGGCTCCGGCATTGGCTCGGTCTTCGACGACGAGCGCCCGTGGAATACGCGCCCGCAGTTTGCACGGCAGATGATGGCGCAGACTCGCGCCACTGGCCGCGCCTTGAAGGGCGTCATGGGATGGGCATTCGCCGCTCTCGACTACGAGGGCAGCATCGCTGAGGAGATGCCCGAGCAAGAGCGCACGATGCCTCAGGACGCGCCCGCGCCTCGCAAGGCACTCGCTGCGCCCTCCAAGGCGTCTAAGCCCGTAGAGGGCAAGCCTGAGCCGAAAGGGTATCGACTCCAAGTACGCGGCGTTTGTGTCGGAGTTGATCCAAAGACGGCAAAGTCGGGAAAGGAATACTGGCGCGTAGGAGTCGAAGCCAACGGCGTGGAGTGGTTCACGTCGTTCTCGCCAGTGGATCCGGAGTGCATCGGCAAGACAATCAATGTTCAGTTGAAGCCGTGGCAAGATGGTTACCTCATCGAAGACGTCCAAGTTGTGACGTGGGAGGTAATTGAGTCGTGATAATCAAAGTCACAAAGGCACAACTAGCGCACGCCTTCCTAGTTGCCAACGAAACCGACCCGAACGGCAAGAGAAAGTTAGGGTCTAAATCGTACTGGCGCAGTGGGTACGAGCGTCAATTCATTGGCAACGTTGCCGAGTGTGCGGTCGCAAACTTCCTTGAAATTGAGCCGACATACACGTCGGATTGGCTGTCGAACAAGTGCGATTTGGTCTACCGCGGCGCGACAATCAACGTAAAGGGAACCAGCAGACCGTACGGCAACTTGATTACCGACGAATCGGCATACATTCAAGAGAAGATTCTCGTGCTGGTGCGTGGCGTCCAACTTGACTCCATGTACGAGCAAAGCGTTGACGTGGCGGGCTGGTGTTTGACCCGCGACCACCAAACCGACAAGCGAGTACGGACGCTGAAGGGCGTAGAGAAGCACTTCACCGCGTCAGAGATGCTTTGGGCTCCTGAATTGCTGTGGAGCGTTCACGCAGAAGAGGAGGCAGCGTGAAGCCTTCAGACATATGGAAATTGGACTTGGACTACCGCGCCAAGGTGGTGCTTTTGGCGCTGTTGGACTACGGAGTACGAGCGTGGCCCCGCCAAAGCACGCTGGCGACCAAGTGCGGCATGGGTCGTCGAACGCTCCAGCGGACGCTTGATGAACTGCGCGAAAGTGGACGAATTGCCACGAAAACACGGGGCAAGTCGCTCACATACTTCATAGTCGACCTGCGCCAACCTGACGCATCGACCTGCGCCACCGGGACGCCGGAGATGCGCCTCCGTGGCGCAGGTATCGGCGCCTCCGTGGCGCAGGGATCCGAACTCTCTTATCTAACTAACTTACCTAACCAAGCAAGCGCTACCGCGCTAGGCGGGTGGGAGGTTGAAGAACAGGTAGCAAACCGGATCAGGCAACGTGACCCAAGGGCAGACATCGACAGCCACTGTTCGGTATGCCGACGGGTACTCATCTCGCACGGTCTGAGCGACCGTGACGCAGTAGGCGCTTGGAGGCTCCTGCTGGAGCATTGGGCCCGCAGCGGCAATGACGCGTATAGCACACTCAAGTTCCACACCGAGAACCTCGGCGGCGCACGGGACGTCGCCAAGGTTGTCCTACATCGCTTACAGGGAGTCGCATGACACAGCCACAGAGCCTCGAAGACCAAATCCTCCAGCAAGTGCTTGTGATCCAAGCGCTACGCCTACGCATCGCACGAATGGAGTCGATCTACACCACACCACGGACGATCCGATCCACTGGGCAGAATGGGACGACCGAAGATGGTCGCCACCAGCGTGACACTATCGAAGAGTACGGGCCCATTACGCCACGTTGTGTCACGGATCACGAAGTCGAACGCGCTGAGGATGACTCGTGACCAATTCCCGCATGAAGGGTAAGAACGGTGAATTGGACGCTTGCCGTGCGCTGGAGAAGTTGTTCCCATTCAAGTGGGAACGTACTGCCCAGCGCTATGGAAAGGGCAAAGCCGACATCGAAGCACAGTGCAAATGGAAGATCCATGTCGAGGTAAAGCGCCGAAAGACGGGCTACACGTACGTGTATGGGCGTCTTGCCAATGACAATTTGATTGTCAGCGGAAGCCTCTTGATTTGCCGTTTAAGCAAATTGCGTACGGTCATGGACGATGGCGTTTGCTTGCCCAATGTTGCACCACGTTGCGCTGGTCTTGAAGACGCAATGTTGCAAGCGCGTACCGATGCAAAAGTAGGGTGGTTGCCCATTGTTCTTGCAAGGCAGGATGATGAGGAATGGCTATTAGCGTGGCGTGAAGAGGTAGATACGCGACTCATGGAAGAGGTGCGAACATGGCTAGGCGATGGCGATACGAAGGTGGCATAGGTAAGCCCATCAGCATGATTAACACCATTCGCTCACGCGGTGGTACATGGACACGCATAGCCAAAGCACATAAGGCTGTGCATATGTGCTGTGCTGTATGTGGTGCAGTGGCTGACCTTCAGACAGATCACATCATCCCATTGCATCGCGGCGGCACGAATGAATGGCGAAATCTTCAATCGTTATGTCAGTCATGTCACGTTATTAAGACAACGAGCGAAATTTGACCAACCCCCGTCATAGGGCCGAGGGGCCTATACCCGCTAAGGCACCGCGGTGTGGATCCACGAAGACAGACGCGCGCCGTAAACACAGCAAGAAGCCACCCTTATGCGCCGACCTAGCCGATGCCTACGCCGAGTCGATCGCCAGCGGGAGCGCGGTCGCAAATCTGCGAATCGTCGACTCGTGCAAACGCTATCTAGCCGAGCGGAAGTCGCCCGCGGCGCATGAAGTGTGGTGGGATGAGCCGCGCGCAGAGGACGCCCGGGCGTTCGCCCGCAAGTGTGGGCAGGGCGTGGAAGAGGACGCTGGCAAACCACTGGAGTGGATGCCGTGGCAGTGCATGGTGGCAATGATCTTGCTTGCCCGGCGGCGGGTGATTGCCAAGGTGAAGACCGACACGCCCGCCACCAAGGCGCTGCTGCTGGTGGTGGCGCGTGGCAACGGGAAGACGGAGTTCGCGGCGTCGATGATCATGGCAGCGATGCGCGACACCAGCACTAGCCTGGAGTTCTCAAGCGTGGCGCCTGATGGGCGCTTGGCTCAAAAGACCTTTGAGCGGATGCAGACCATGTGCCGCACACTGGCCCTAGATGACGCGGACAAGGACGAGAAAGGGTGGACGTCCTCAGGTGGGTCTACGCCCGCCCATCCCGGCAGAGTGCGCCACGGTGGCAATAGGTACATATCCCTGCCATGCACTGACCGTGCCCTAGACGGATTGACCACGCGCTTGATCGTCGCGGACGAGACGGCGCGCATGGACAAGGCGTTCGGGCGCTTGCTCACTGGGCTTGCCAAGTTCGCCACGTCGCAACTGTTGGCGATCACAACGCCCGATCCGGAACAGAAGACGCGCCCGATTTGGGGCTATTGGCAAGCGTGCGAGGCTGCAATCGCTGACGGAACGCCCTATCCGGCGGGCTGGTGGCCCATGATTTACGGCTTAGATGCCGACGATCAAGCCGCAGATCCCGCTGTTTGGGCAAAGGCGCACCCGGGTTTGGGCGTGATTGTCGACCCGACGCAGTTGCAACTGGCCGCGCAGACGATGCTAAACACGGGCGACCCGGTTCAAATCGCCGAGTTTGAGACGCAGTTGGCGTGCAGATACCACGAGATTGCGACCACTGACATCGATCTTGCGGTACTTGAGCGGCAGATGGTGGACTGCGACTGGGATCGCTTGCGCGGCGCGCCAGCGGTCATCGGTCTTGACTTGAGCCGCGGTGGTTACGGAAGTCAACTTGACTTGACAGCGCTCACGATCATGGTCGTCGATGGCGGCATCATTCGTGCGCGGAACGTGTGCTGGTGGGCGGGCACAGACATCGCGCTTGATGAAAAGCGCTGCAAGAACCCTTTACAGGTGTGGATTGAGGCAGGACATCTGCGCCGAATGCCCGGCGAATGGCAGGATATGAGCATTGTGGAGGCTGAAATTGAGCACTTAATGACGCTTTACGACGTGCGAAAGATCGGCGTAGACCCGCATCCAGCGCAAGCGCGAGACATAAAGCGATGGCAGGATCGCGGCTGGCCCATCATTCCGGTCGATCAGAGCATCCGCACGATGGCTCCAGCGTGGAAGTTGTGGGGCGATCTGTTGAAGTCGAAGCAACTTTGCTACCAAATCGACCCGGTACTCGCGTCGGGACTGAACAACGTGCGACTGATTCGCGACAACGTCGGCAACACGCGACCAGTGAAGGGACGCAGCGCGGGCAACATGGACGTGATCGTGTCCGGCAACATGGCAGCGCTTCTGATGGAACATCATCAGGTGCGCGAGTCAACCGGACTCAGCACCAGCGCTTGTCCGATTGGTTAAGGTGGCAAGTCTGAAATAATCGCTTGACACGCTGAGGCACATTTGTTCCATGCATCTCAGTGAGCATCTTCGCACGATTCTTCGGTTTCAAAAGCGGCGTAGTTGTCTACGCACGCCCGGAACCACTGGCAACGCCAGCGCCACAGCATCTACCCGCTGTCGTTCGTGCGATGAATCTCATCAGCACGGACTTGGCGCGGCTTCCGTTCTCTGTAATTGACTCGCAAGGCCAAGTAGTCGACTCGCCGATCACGCAGTTGATGACGCGGGAAGCCTCGCGCTGGCAGTCGGGCTACGAGTTTCGGCGCTACATGACCACGTGCGCGCTCGATTCGGGTAACGGTTTGGCACTCATTCGCCGTGATTCATCGGGCACAGTCGCCGAATTGCAGCCGCTTCCGAGCGGTACGTCTACTGTTGAATTGACCGAAGAGGGCGTCCAGTATCGACTTGGTGGAAATCTCTTGAAGGCAGATCAGGTGCTGCACCTCGGCTGCTATCCGGATCCGCTGTCGCCGAGTTGGTATGTCTCGCCAATGGACGCCTGCAAGTTCGCAATGGAACTAGCGGCAGACCAAGACGCAGCCCATAAGAGCCTTGTACGTACGGGCTCGACGGGAAAGGTAAGCATCAGTCATCCGGGCGCAATGTCCGATCAGACGGTGCAAGCCATCCGCGACGCATGGCAAACCATGCACGCAACCGCAGAGGGTGCATCGCGCCCGCTGATCTTGCGCGAGGGCATGAAAGCCGAGCGCATCAGCGCTGAATCAACAACCACAAGTTTGGAGTCGCGCCGATTCTCTATCCAAGAGATCGCCCGCGCATTTGGCGTACCGCCCGAAATGCTTTACCAGCAGGGCGGCGGGGCGCTGTCCTCACAATCCGAAACTGCACGCGCCTACGTTGACGGCGCACTCGCCCAATGGGTAACCGCGTGGGAGTCGGAGATCACGCGCAAACTCTGCGGGCCCGGCGAACACGCAAGGCTTGATACCGACGTCCTGCTCCGCGGCAATATGCGTGATGCAGGAATGGCGCTGTCGAAACTTGTCCTCGCCGGGATCCTCTCACCGAACGACGGTCGCAAGCGAATGGGCCTCCCGCCTATTCAGGGCGATGAGTTCGACATCCCAAGCGTGTCCATGCCGGGCGGCAATAGCGCCATGCAAGGCGACGGCGCTACGGAAAACATTGATGGAGGTGAAGACATTGCTTGAAATCCGTACCGCCAAGATCAGTATGCAAGGCGACAAGATCGGCGGCTACGCCAGCGTGTACGACGCTCCGAGCCATCCGCTCACCGTGCGCGGTATCAACGGTGGCAAGCCATTCACCGAAAAGGTAGCCCGCGGCGCGTTCGACAATTCGCTCCGCTCCAACATCTCGCTGCTTGTCGGTCACGATTCGCGCGACCTACTTGCCAACACCAAGAGCGGGCTGCTGCAACTGAACAGCGACGCACACGGCCTGGCGTTTGAAGTCACGCTGCCCGACACGCAACGCGCCAAGGACATCCGCGCACTGGTGGACGCCAACGTCCTCAGCGAGATGTCGTTCGGCTTCAACGTCATCTCCGACTCTTGGAGCGGAAGTACTCGCACACTCACTCAGGTGAGGCTATTGGAAGTCTCGATCGTAGAAAACGGCGCCTACCCGCAGACGAGCGCCGAAGCACGACATCTTTCCTCGGGCTTAGCCCGTCTTCGTCTGCGTCTAAGGATGCCGCTATGAAACTGTCCGAACTCTTCGAAAGCCGTAAGGCGCTCACCGCAGAGCGCGATTCTATTCTCGCACAAGACTCACTCACCGTGGAAGTCGAAGCCCGCGGCCATGAAGTCGCAAACGAACTCGCAACCGTTGAAGCCGAGATCCGTTCCGCGCAAATGCGGGAGCGTTTCGCTTCCTCAAGCGCCGTCGAGATCATCGCCAAGCGCGACATGGAACTCGGACGCGAAGAGCGCGACACCAAGAAGTACCGCGACCAGTTCATCGGTTGGCTCAAGGGTGGCGCTGCACCTGAAGTGCGTGCACTCTCGACCGCAACCACTCCAGCAACCGCTGCTGGCACGATCATGGTGCCTGCCATCTACGAGACAGAGGTCCTAAAATACCTAGATTCTCAGGATTTCATGAGAGGGCTAGCGGAGTACCGCGGTGGAGTCACTGGCTACCCATCGCTCCGTTACAACACGCAGACCAGCGCGTCATACGGTGGCGGCACTGGTTCGTGGATCGCAGAAGGTGGCACTGCTGTAACCAACGACATGGCACTTGCTGAAGTGCTGTTGCCGCCAAAGTTGTGCTCACCAACGACGCAAGTTTCGCAGACTCTCTTGCGCCAAGCCAACTTTGACGTCGAAGCCGAAGTCATGATGGACTTGCAAAAGAAGTTGAGCAAGAATCAGGCCTTCGCTTTCATCGGTGGCACGGGAACCAATATGCCAACTGGCATCTTTGATCCTGCAACCACGACCACTGGTGTTCGTACTGGTGCATCTTCTGCCACCAACACGAACCTGCGGGCACAGAAGGTGACTGCTGCAACTTCAGACGCTGCCGTGACCATTGCGAATCTCACCAAGATGCGCTACGAGATTCTGCCAGCGGCTTACTGGAACAGTCCAACGTGCGCTTGGATCATTCCGCAAGATGTGTATGCAGCGATTGCTGGAATTCTCGTAAATAATGTCCCGCTGTTTACGCCAAGTGCCGACAGCGGCATAACACCAGCGGCACCCTTCCAGTTAATGGGTTTGCCAGTGTACGTAACTCCGTATGTCCCGGTAAACGTTGCAACTGCAAGTGCAACTATCAAGACCGTGATGGCAGTGGTTGGAGACATCCGCGAGTCCTACAGCATCCGCGAGTGGGCAGGAATCGGGATGATCCGCGACGACATCACGCTTGCTACCACTGGTCAAGTTAAGTACACCGCAATGTCGTTCGCTAATGCGAACATCACCCGCGGCGATGCGCTTGTCCAACTGCGCGTGTCCAACATCGCGTAATGATCCTCTCATCCTTTAGGTGGGTGGGGCTTCGGCCCCACCTACCTACAGCGAGGAACAATGGCTTTAGACATTGCAAAGTTCCGCAGTTGGGCCCGCATTCCTCACACGGAGGATGACCCGGCTATTGGCATTGCATGGTCTGCCGCCGTACGCGAACTAGAAGAGCGCACTGGGTGGTGCGTGGAGAGTGTTACTAGAACGCAGTGGGTGCCCGCAGCGCCCGTGACGATCTACGGCGGTCTGTACCTCCGTCTTGAGCGCCAAGGCGACGTAGCGGGCACTACGGTGGATTACCGCGATAGCGCTACGGTGCCGCTCACTGGCGCGTGCGTGAAGGTGGTCATCAACGGTCTGATCTACGTCGATATGGACATTGACAACCTGACTTACCCAGTGACGCTGACCGTAACAGCAGGTAACGCGGCGCTCAATCCACTGCTGGAGATGGCGTTACTCCAGCGCGTTGCACACCATGTGGCAAGCCGTGGCGATGACACCATCGCGCTTGACTCGACCTACTGGGACAGGGTGACATCAATGATGGGCAAAGGAATAGCGTAAGTGGCTGGGCACGTCCCATCCGGAATGCTGAGGCTTTCGATGACGGTACAAAATCCCGTGCGAACCATCGACAGCGTTGGACAGGCAGAAGTCTCATGGCTAAGCGTCGCACAGATTGCTTGCCACATTGACTCGGCACGAACGAACGAAGTGATCGGCGATCTTGGCGTTAACGCCCGCTCCGACTGGCGCATCCTGGCCGCTTGGCATCCTGCCGTGACCACGAACAGCCGACTGCTTTACCTGGACAACGGCACAGAGCGCGTGTTCAACATCCGCGTGTGTTTCGACCGTGACCAAAAGCGCCGACGTCTTGAGATCGAAGCGACGGAGGAAGTCGAATGACGGCTACTAAGATCACGATGAAAACGCAGTTCGTGGACGGCAACGTCCGCACGGCGCTTGCGCGTCTTGGGCCCAAGGTTGCCGAGAACGTCATGAAGCGCTCAATGCGTAAGGCTTTGCAGCCAGTGCGCGTGGCGCTTACTCGTACTTGGTTGTCTGCCAGTTACCGTGGCTATCCGTGGAGCCGTCAAGACATTGCCAACGCAACCATGGTTGATGTCCGCCGCGCTGGCGGTAAAGCGTCAGCAGGAGTGGCAGGGCGCGTGGGCGTCATGTACGGAAAGAAGGCGGGCAACTCCAGTGGGCGCCAAAAGATTTGGCATTTGCTCGAAGGTGGATTCAGGCACTACGCCAAGGGATCCAAGGCGTACGCCAACTTCAGCAAGGACGCCAAGGCAGAGCAAGTGAACTACAAGGCGATCATCGCCGCGAAGCGACCAGCGGCACTGGCGGGGCCACGTTCAGAGCGCGCCGGGAAACTGCGGGCAGTCTTCGCCGCAGCGCGCGAGGCAGCGCCTACGTTCGTCGCAGAGCGCTCGGGACGCACTGAGGCGCGAAAGACCGCCACAGCCAAGCAGATCCCGGGAGCGTGGCGTTCCCGCGCCGTAGCGTCGCGGATGCTGCCTGAGATCACGAAGAACCTACGCGACTACATCCTCCAAGCGGCGAAGGAGGCTCTACGTGGGAACAAGTAGAAGCCTAAAGACCATTACGGAAGCGCTGTACGACTATCTAAAGACGCGCATCGGCGTGGCTGAGTTGTCGCCGCGCTGGCGTCGGCAAGGCGATCCGCTGCCGTATGTCGTTTACGAGTTCACGTCTGCCGCATGGGCGCAGACCACGAACACCGTCACGAACATGGTCACGCTGTCGGTGAACTTCTCCTGCGTCGCTGCAACGGTATCGGAAGCAATGGACGTAGCCGATGACATTACCGAAGCGTTCGCCATTAGTGTCACAGAAGGCTCCATCACTTTCCGGATGGTTGATATCAACATGAGAACGCTCGACGCTGTACCGGATGACGGACAAGGCGAAGCCGAACGAATAATCGTAGTTACCACGACATTCCTTACCCACGACGAAAGTTAAACAATGCCATCAACGACATACACAGCGGGCTACGGCGGGACACTCACGATCAACGCAATAACAATTCCAGTACAGAACGTGACAATCGACCAGTCGCGCCAAGAGATTGATATAACCACCACGCTTGACCTAACCACGCTGGCGATGGCTGGCCGTCTGACGCGCAAGATCACGTGCACGGCATTGGCAACAACAGTCGCGGAAACGGCGCTTACGTTGCTCGTCAACACGGCAACGGACACCAAGACCGTGATCGGTTGGACAGATGGAAACTCGGGAACGACGTACAGCATCACGTGCATGCTGTCGAGCGCAAGCCGTTCGTACGACGGGCAAGGCGCTGCCACTATTAACTTCAGTTTCTCTGAGGCAAAGGCCTAATGCCAATCGGAACCGAATATCTAGGCGACGGGTGGCGCGATGCCAACATCGAAGGATTGCCACCACTACAGGTGCGCCGACCAGTGATGCGGGATATCGCCGCGGGCGGCCAGTACTGGTGGATCGCTTGCGTGCGCTGCGCCGACGGAACGCCGTTGCTTGCTGAAGGCGTAGCCGCTGCCGATCTGCGCGTCGAAGTTGGTAACGCCATCATCGCGGAGGTAATGAAAGAGCGCCCTACTCAAGCGCCGAAAGGCGCATCTGGAGGATGACTCCAGCAGCCCGAATGGATATGCCAGTCGGGCTGATGAGTGAGGCGACGCCGGAAGAACGGATTGAAAGTCTGCTTATCACCATTGCTTGCGCGCTGACGAGCGCACCACCTCACAGGATTGCACCATGGCTAATGACTTAAAAGCATCAGTCAGCATCACAGCAGATACGAGCGGACTGATCTCCGGCGTGAATGGTGCCATGGAGAAGATCAACCGCATCAGCGCCAGCAGCACGGCTATGGCTGGCATGATGGGCGCTCAGAAGGTGCTGCAACTCGCGCAGCAAATGTACACGGCTATTTCAGATCGCTCCGAGCATCTATCGAAACTTGCTCACACGTTCTCGCCTGAAGCGATGACGAGCGCCGCCAATCTTTCACAGGCGCAACTGCGATCGGATATGGCTGTCGGTCAAGCCATGGGCCCGGTACAGGCGGGCATTGACCGCGCAAAGGAAGATGCCATAGCCGAAGAGACTGCCAGCACTCTTCAGAACGCAAAGC